GCCGGGGAGGGGACAAAATGGCGCGGAGAGTTCAGACTGTCTCCCGCTGCATAACTATGCAAGACCCGAAGGCCAGCGCCGCAAGGGCGTGGCCGCACTCGACCGCGCAAGGCGGCTCGGAGGTGGAAGATGACCCGTGGTGGTGCTCGCAACCGCTCAGGACCGGCGCCGCAGGAGGGCTCCGGGCGCTCTGACCGGCGCGGCTATTCGTTGACGGCGCTCCCTGCTGAGGGGTTCGCCGGCCCGGTGCCAGACTTCCCGCTGCCGGACCCGTCCGACCGTGAACTGGTCGTGTGGGAACAGGCGTGGCGGACCCCGCAGGCGTGTGCGTGGTCGATGCCGTCAGAGTCGTGGCGGACGAGGACCGTGGCGCTGTGGGTTCGGACCACGGTTCGCTGTGAGGCGGAGGACGCGCCGGCGTCGCTGCTCGGTCAGGTCCACCGCTTCGCCGACCAGATCGGCATGACGACGGCGGGGCTGGCCGAAATGGGTTGGAAGATCGCCGTGGATGAGGTGGCAAAGCGGGCCGCCGAGAACGCGGCTCCCAAGCCGCCATCCTCGCGGGACCGTCTCAAGGCCGTATAGGTGGCCGGCGACGACCTCGCCCTCGACTTCGACCCGCTGCACACGCTCGGCTTCCTGGTCACCGACTGGGCGGAACGCCACTGCAAGGTCCCGGGCGGCGTGTACGAGGGCGAGCCGCTAACGTTCAACGGCTGGCAGCTGTTCGTGACCGCGAACCACTACCGGATCGTTCCTGACGCCACCGTAAACTCGCGCCGACTGCTGGCTCCGTTCCATTACCGCCGGTCCATCGTCGTCGGCCCGCAGAAGTGCGGGAAGTCGCCGTGGGGCGCCGGATACCTGCTCGCGGAGGCTGTCGGCCCCACCGTGTTCGCGGGATGGGCGGCCGATGGTGACGCGTACCGCTGCGAGGATCACGGGTGCTCGTGCGGCTGGGAGTACGAATACCAGTCGGGCGAGGCCATGGGGTTGCCGCGTCGCAAGTCGCTGCTCGGGCTGCTTGCCTACGCGGAGACGCAGACGGCGAACGTGTACGAGCCGTTGCAGACCATGATCCACTCCGGGCCGCTGGCCGAGTTTGTCCATGTCCGCGAGGGCTTCATCCGACTGCCGAACCGGGGCAAGATCGTTCCGCTTTCGTCGGCAGCGCGCTCCAAGCTGGGGCAGCCGCTCACTGGTGGACTGGCGGACGAGTCGGGACTGTACACGTCGTCCAATCGCGTGCTCGACACCTGGCAGACGATGCGGCGCGGGATCGCCGCCATGCAGGGCCGGACGGTGGAGCTCACGAACCCGTGGGACCCGATGGAGAACAGCGCCGCACAGCAGGCGTTCGAGTCGCGGCGCCCTGACATCTTCCGGTACTACCGCAAGCCGCCGGCGGACCTGTCGTACGGCAACAAGCGGGACCGCCACAAGATCCACCTGTACGTGTACGCCGATTCCCCGTGGGTGGACCCGTCGTCCATTGACGCGGAGGCCGCCGAACTGGTGGAGACGGACCCGACCCAGGCGGAGCGATTCTTCGGAAACCGGCTCGTGCAAGGGTTGGGCGCGTATCTCACTGAGGAGTTGTGGGGCGAGCCTGCCGGGAAGGTTGACAACCGGATCGCGCTGGGCTTCGACGGGTCCACGTCGGGCGACTGGACGGCGCTGCGAGCCGAGACGGCGGACGGGCACCGCTTCACCCCGACGTATGGCCCCGACTCGCGTCCGACGATCTGGAACCCGGCCGAGTGGGGTGGCCGCATCCCTCGAGGCGAGGTGCGCGCGGCCGTCGCTGAGATGTTCGAGAAGTTCACCGTGTCCCGCATGTACTGCGACCCGCGCGACTGGATGACCGAGATTGACGAGTGGGCACTGGAGCATGGCGAACACGTCGTCATGCAGTGGCCCACCAACCAGATCGCCCGCATGTTCGGCGCGCTGGACCGCTACATCACGGACGTGGCCGAGGGTGCGTCCACGCATGATGGCTGCCAGATCACCCACACGCACGCGCTGAACGCTAGGAAGCTCGCCAAGCCGGGCGACAAGTACATCCTCGGCAAGCCGTCCGACCACCAGAAGATTGACGCCCTCATGGCGGACATCCTCGCGCACACTGCCGCCGCCGACGCTCGCGCGTCGGGGTGGCTGACACCGGAACCCGAGGCATACGCCTATTTCGCCTGACCTTGGAAGGGGGCACATGGACGCCGCCGCTGCCACCTCCAAGCTCAACGACCTGTATGCCAAGCTCGTCAAGCGTCGCCCTGACGTCGACACGCTGGACAACTACTACGAAGGCAAGCAGCCGCTCGCGTTCGCCTCACGGGAGTGGGCCGAGTTCCACAAGGACCGCTACGTCGGATTCTCGGACAACTGGTGTGGCGCGGTGGCCGACGCTGTGTCGGAGCGGGTCCGCGTGACTGGGGTCCGGGTGGGCGACGAGCGCACCGACGCCGAACGTGGGCTGTGGGACGACTGGCAGCGCAATGAGATGGACGCGCAGTCCTCGCAGGGCTTCCTCGAGTCCATCGTGGCGGCTCGTTCAGCCGTCCTCGTGTGGGGTGACAAGAACGGCAACCCCGTGATGACGTGGGAACACCCGGCTCAGGTCTACGTGGAGACGGCGGCGGACAACCCGCGCGTGCGTACCGCCGCGATCAAGGCGTGGGTGGACGATGCCACCGAGTGCGCGACGCTGTACACCCCGGACGAGGTGTGGAAGTTCCAGCGGACCACGGTGCCCACGTCCGGGCTGATCCTGCCCCCGTCCTACAGTGCCGGCGGGTGGCTGCCACGGCAGCCGGACGGCGACGACACGTGGCCGGTCCCGAACCCGTTGGGCGAGGTTCCCATTGTGGAGGTTCAGAACCGCCCCAGGCTGGGCCGTGAGCCGATGTCGGACATCCAGGGCGCCCGTGCCATGCAGGACGCCGTTAATCTCCTCTGGGCGTTCCTGTTCGCCGCTGCGGACCATGCCTCCATGCCGGGCCGGGTCATCATGGGCCAAGAGCCGCCGAAGCTGCCGATTCTTGATGAGAATGGGCAGAAAATCGGCGAGAAAGCCGTGGACATCAAGGACCTGCAACACGGCCGGTTCCTGTGGCTGACCGGGCAGAACACCAAGATCGCCGAGTTCACCGCCGCGAAGCTGGACGTGTTCACCCAAGTCATCGAGATTGGCGTGGGGCACCTTGGGGCGCAGACTCGCACCCCGGCCCACTACTTCATCGCCAACAAGGGCCTGTCGAACGTGAACGGCGAGACGTTGACCGCTACCGAGACGCCGTTGGTGAAGAAGACCGAGGAGTTCACGCTGTTCTCGTCCGGATCCATCCGTGACATCTTCCGGCTGTCGGCACTGGTCCGCAACGCCAAGGCGCTGGCGGACAGCATCACGGCGTCCTCGATCCTGTGGAAGAACGCGGGCATCCGGTCTGAGTCGCAACTCGCCGACGCGCTGTCCAAGAAGAAGCAGATCGGCTACCCGTTCGAGTACCTGCTCGAGCTGGACGGCGTGGGGCCGAACGACCGGGACCGGATCATGGCGATGGTTCGGGCCGAGCAGGAGGACCCGTACCTGTCGATGATGGGCGCGAAGGCGGATGCAGAGCCTCCCGCGCTCGGTTGAGCGTTACGGGGCGGCGCAACGGCGCGAGACGGCCGCCGCGCTGGCGTCGGTCAAGCGCTCATGGTCACGGCTGACACCAACCGCATTCGATACCGACTGGGTGATGATCCAGCCACTCGTGGTCCGGGCGCTCACGGTCGCACAGGGCAACCTATTGGCAGACGTGCCCGACTATGTGACCACCGCGCTACGTGACACGGGACAGACGGTCCCGGCGCAAACGTTCACCCCGAACCTGTCCCGGTTCGTGGGCGTCACGGGCGCCGGCGTCGCACTGGATGACGCATTCCGGGGCATCATCCCGCGCACCAAGAAGCTCGTGGCCGAGGGTATCCCCGCACAGTCGGCCATGCTGCGAACCGGCAACCTGCTCATGCGGATGGCCGGGACGATCCTCTCTGACACGGCGCGCGGTGGCGAGCAACTGGCCATGAAGTCCCGCAGTGTCGGCTACTACGTGCGGATGTTGGCCCCGCCCTCGTGCGGCCGGTGCGTGATCCTGGCGGGCTCACGGTACGGCTCCTCCACGGCGTTCCAGCGTCACCCCGGTTGCGACTGCCGCCATGTGCCGGTGTCCGACAAGGACGCGGCCGATGGGCTGGTCGAGTCGCTTCCTGAGTACCTGGACGGCGCGGACGACAAGAAGCTAGCCCGCGTGTTCGGCTCCAAGGCCAACGCGCAGGCGTACCGGGATGGCGCGGACGCGAACCAGCTCATCAACGCGTACCGCGAGGGCTCGCTCTACACGGCGCAGGTTGGCGGGCGGTCCCTGCTGGCGACGACGGAGGGCATCACCCGTCGCGGCGTGGCCGGGTCGCGACTGCCGGCCAAGGCACCCCGGCTGATGCCCGCCACCATCTACCGTGTCGCCGCGAACCGGGACGAGGCGCTGAGCCTGCTGGTTCGCAACGGCTGGATTCTCTAAGACTCCCGACCGCGCAAGGCGGGACCGGGCCACCCCCTCGCAAGGAGGAATCCCCATGTCAGTACCCACCCCCGAGGCGCCCAAGGTTGCCGAGGAAGTTGACGGCCAGACGTCTGCCGTCAACGACGAGAAGCCCGCCGAGCACATCGACGGTGAGGAATCGCTGGGCGATCCCGGCAAGAAGGCCCTCGATGCCATGAAGGCGAAGTGGAAGGCCGCAGAGGACCGGGCGCGTGCCGCAGAGTCCGCCGCCGCCGAAGCGCTCGCCAAGGCCGAGGGCAAGGAGAAGGAGTACGCGGCGGAGCAGGAGCGCCGCAAGGTCGAGATGGAAGCGCTGTCCAAGGCCAACCAGCGCATCCTCAAGGCCGAGATCAGGGCGCAGGCCACCGCGAAACTCGCTGACCCGGCCGATGCCTTGCTCTATCTGGACATGTCGTCCTTCGAGGTTGGGGACGACGGCGAGGTGGACGCGCAAGCGATCACCGCCGCCATCGACAACCTCATCGCAAGCAAGCCCTACCTCGCGGCGCAAGGCCGACGGTTCCAGGGCGGCGCAGACGGTGGTGCTCGCAAGGACTCCGCGCCCGCGCAACTCACCCGCGCCGACCTAGGGCGGATGAGTCCCGACGAAATCGTCAAAGCCAAGGCCGAGGGGCGTCTGAACGACCTCCTTGGCATCAAGTAGCACCCGAGAAAGGACGCCAATCATGGCGATCACCAATTTCATCCCCGAGGTCTGGGCGGCTTCGCTGCTCAGCAACCTCCAGAAGAACCTCGTGTACGGCGGCATTGCCAACCGTGACTACGAGGGCGAGATCAGCGCGTTCGGCGACACGGTTCACATCACCAGCATCGCCACGCCGACCATCACCGCCTACTCCAAGGACAATGACCTTGGCGCCCCGCAGGCGCTGACCGACGCTGACCGCGCGCTGGTCATCAACCAGTCCCAGTCGTTCAACTTCCAGATCGACGACATCGACCTGCGGCAGTCCCGCAACGGTGGCGCGCTCATGGATGAAGCATCGATGGAGGCCGCCTACGCGCTCGCGGACACTGCGGACGGCTACCTCTCCGAGGTCGCCGCCACTGGTGCGACCATCGCATCCTTGGGGACCGTGGACGCATCTGCCAACGCGACCGCCGTCTATGACTCGCTGCTGGTCCCCGCTCGCGTGGCGCTCCAGAAGGCCAAGGTTCCGAGCGCGGGCCGGTTCATCGTCCTGGACTCCGACACAATGGGCAAACTGCTCCTCGATGCGCGGTTCATCAAGGTGAACGAATCTGGCACGTCGGATGGGCTGCGCAACGGCCTGATCGGTCGTGCGGCCGGGCTCGACATCTACGAGTCGCCGAACAACTTCACCGGCGAGGCTCGCACGGGGCTGTCGATCACCACCTCGACCAGCGCCAAGCGGACCATCACCGCTGCGGCTGGCACGTTCACCCAGGCCGATGTCGGCGCGACGCTGACGGGTACTGGCGTCGGTTCAGCTGCCCTCATCTCGGCGGTCAGCGCGGACGGCACCACTGCGACCGTGACCGTGGACTCCACCGCTGCCGCGACCGTCACCGATGGCGCGACCGTCGTCACGGGGCTGCGTCCGCTGGTGATCTTCGGCTACCGGGGCGCGCTCACGTTCGCCGAGCAGATCGCCAAGGTCGAGGCGTACCGCCCCGAGAAGCGGTTCGCTGACGCGCTCAAGGGCCTGCACCTGTACGGCGCGAAGGTCACCCGTCCGGGCGCGCTGGGCGTCGCTCGCGTGAAGGTGTCCTGACCCAACCCAGAGTGACGAGTGGCCCGCCATAAGCCGGCGGGCCACTCGCACAACACGACAAGGAGGTGCCCATGTCCTACGTCCCACTGGCCTACGTCACGGACGTGCAGGCGTTGGGCATCGACGTGACCAACGTGACGCTCGTACAGTCGCTCATTGACTCCGTTTCGGCGGAGGTGCGGGAGGCTGCCGGGTGCCCAATCACGGTCACCGAGTCCGTCTACACGACGGGCGGCGTGGCCGAGCAGTTCCTCCCGCTCCCTGGCGGCCCGATCCGCTCCGTGACGTCGGTGACGGTGGGCGGCGTTGCCGTGACCGACTTCAAGATCCGCGACGGGCGATTGTGGCGCTCTGGCGGCTGGGGAGACATCGACGTTGACGTGGTGGTCGAGTATGTCCACGGCTACGACGTGCCACCCCCTGACATCACGCGGAAGGTGTGCCTTCACGTGGCGGCTGGCCTCGCTGCTGCGGCTGACGGGTTCGCCGGGCATCGTGGCGTGGCCTACGCGCGCATTGACGACTACCAGGTCGGCTACATGCAGGGCGACGCCGAGAACGTGGACCCGGTGGGGCTTACCGACCGCGAGAAGGTTGATCTCCGCAACCGTTTCGGCGGCGGCGTGTACGTCACCGGCGGGTACTGATGCTCGCGGGACTCCTCGCGGCTGGTCGCGCCGCCGCGAATGCGCTAATGACGGACACCTGCACCGTGACCCGCATTTCCACCGCGACGACGAACACCACTACCGGCGCTGTGACAGCAGCCAGCGCGGTCGTTTACACGGGCCGGTGCCGGGTGCAGTCCTACCAGCCGTTCGAGGAGACTCCCGAGGTGGGCGAGCGCACGGCGACCGTGCAGCGGTACGGGGCGCATTTCCCCATGGGCGCTTTCGTCCCGACCGTGGGTGACGTAGTGACGATCACCGCATCGACGCACACCCCGGCCATGGTCACCAAGAAGTATCGGATCGTGGCCCCATTCACCAAGACGCACGCGACAGCGCAGCGCTGCTACGTGGAGGAGGTGGTCGCGTGACCGTCCAGATCGACGCCTCCGAACTGCTCGCGCTCGCCGATGAGCTCCGGGCCGCCGGCGAAGGGCTGATCGGCAAGATCCGCCCGACAGTCTCCAAGGGCTCGCTGAACGTCAAGACGCAGATGCGCCGAGAGATGGCAGCGTCCGTCCACTTCAAGGGCGCCGCACACACCATCGGATACGAGATCCGCGAGGGTGTCGGTTGGATCGAGTCGGAGATCGGACCCACAACCGGCGCCGGCAAGGGCACGGGCGCCATATCTAACATCGCCTACTTTGGCGGCGCGAACGGCGGCGGCGGCACTGTCCCCGACCCAATGGGCGCGCTCGAGAAGGAAATCCCCAACCTGGAGAAGTTCATCAATGAGATCGTGGACGGTCTGCTGTGAGGGCACATATCGCCGCCGTAAAGACGGTGGTAGCCACGCAGCTCACCGCCTACAGTTTCCGCGCACCAGCAAACCCCGCCTACCCGTATGCGATCGTCGAACTGGGCTCGGGCGACCCGGACGAGACTGACCTGACGGGCGCCGCCGACTGGCGGCTGAACATGCGGATCAAGATCGTCGCGGAGACTGGCGAGGCTGCGCTGCATTTCGCGGGGGCGGTGCGCGAGGCGCTCTGTCCCGGCACGCGGCCCCGAAAGCTCACGGTGGCCGGTCGGTCTGCGCAACTGGCGTGGTCCCGGCATGAGGTGGACTACACCGACCCGGACATTCGCATCCCCACCACCAACACGTCGCCGGCGCTGTCGGTGGACTCCTACTGGCTGCACTCGACGCCAGCCCCCTGATTGTCCCCGCGCATCCCGCGCGGTGGCTGACCCACCAACCCGGCATGGCCGGGAACCCACCATGAAAGGCTCACCATGCCGCGTTCACTCGCCGATGGCCACCGCCGCGTCTCGATTGGGACGACGGCACCGGCCGCCTTCTCGCAGACAACCGCCACCCCCGCAACCGTGGACGAGGCCGACGCCGCCACTCTCGCGTCTGGCCGCATCCTCTCCACCGCCTACGACCTCGTGCGGCAGTCTTCCGACACGATCGACGAGAAGGCTCTCGACCAGATCGGCAACTCCAAGCTCCTCGGGAACGAGAACTACGCGGGCGGGCTCACCCTGTTCCGCTACTTCAACTCGTCCGGCGGAGCCGAGGCCGTCTACGACGACGTGAACGCGCTCCTTGTGGCCGCCGCCGCCGCGCGGACCCCCGTCTACGTGTTCGAGCGGCTCACGTCCAAGCTCGCCACCGAGGCATACGCCACCGGCGATGAGATCGCCGTCATCGAGTGCCTGGTGGACCAGCCGGCCACCCCGACCGATGCGACCGGCTACATCAAGCGCCGGTTCGAACTGCTCCCCCAGCGGTGGTCGAAGGTCGGCGCGGCTCTCGCGGCCGGCACCGCTGCCAGTGTCCCGCTGATCTCCAGCGTGACCCCGGCATCGCAGGCTGTTGGCGAACCGGTGGTCATCGCTGGCGCCCGGTTCACCGGGACCACCGACGTGGACTTCGACGCGGTGGCGGCGACGTTCACTGTCGTGTCGGACAGTTCCATCGTCGCGGTCGTGCCTGCCGCGGCGACCGGCGAAATGGACATCACCGTCACGAACGCGGGCGGCGTGTCCGCTGCGACCGCGTACACGGTCGGCACCTGATAGTCCACCAACTGCCCCCGCGCCGGTTTCCACGGGCCGGCGCGGGGTGCACCCAAATCACACCCCGTGGAACACCGTGGAAGGAAAACCCGTGGAACCCGAGATCACCCTTGACGACTGGATCGACACTGGCACCGTAGCGCGCCGGACGGTCACCATCTACAACGACCGCGCCCTTGCGGCCGAATATGAGGCGCTGGAGGCGCAACTCAATGACGTGCAGGACGAGGCCGAGGAGCGGTCCTTGGACGACGAGGACCCCGCCTCGGAGATCATGGCCCGCATGGAGGAGCTGTACACCCGATGGGAAGCCTCCAAGGCAGTGTGGACGGTGCGCGCCCTGTCCCGCGACGAGGCGTCCGAGATCGTGGACCGTATCCCCGTGCCGGACGGCCCCGGCAAGCTGGCCGACACCGCCACTGCCGCCGAGAAGTCGGCGCACAATGCGGCGCTCAAGTCATGGCTTCGCCAGTCGCAGCGCGCGCAGGACGAGCGAAACTTGGAGTTTATCTCCACCGCGATCATCTCCGTTGAGACGGCGAAGGGTACGGCGCGTCACGCATCGGTGGACACGCTGCGCCGCATGAGGTCACGTCCACACGGCGCGCACGACATCGAGCGACTGGTGGCCGCCGTGAATGAAGCCACTCAGGGCGAGGTCGAGATCTCCCGCCCTATCTTGCCCGCGAGCTGAGGAAGCGCCCGGCACTGCTGCTGGCTTTGCGGGCTGCACGCGCGTGGGGCGTGGCACCTATGGCGTACATGGGCTGGACCCCAAAGGATCGGGGATTGGCCGAGGCGCTGATCGAGCACGAGGCCGCGATTGGGCCGCACGGCATCCCGTGGGATGTGGCGCTCGACCCGGAGTCGGACGGGTGGCTAGAGGTGGAGGAGATCACCGATTACGCGCAGGCCGCGCTTGACCGGTGGCATGAGGACCGGTCCAAGTCACCGGCCGAGCCTGGCGTCCGTGTCCACGTCGTTGACGCGCGGACGAAGCCCCCGGACGATCCCGCCGGCGGCGATCAGGATCGCGCCGAGGATCAGCCAGACGGGGTGACCACCACCGGCCATCGCCCACCCGAGTAGGTACATGCCGAGGCACGCCACGCCGGTCCAGATCATCCACATATCCACAGCCTAACGGCAGAGGGCGGTGAGTCATGGCTGATCGGTCCATTGTCGTGCGGATGCGCGCCGAGATCGGTGATTTCAAAGCGCAGATGGCGGCGGCCGGTGCGGCGGCGAAGCAGGCCGGGAAGGACGCGGAGTCCTCCGCTGTCGCAGCATCAACCGCGATGGGCCGGATGGTGCAGTCGGCGACGGCGCACCGGCAGGCGTGGACCACGGCCGGGACCGCACTGACCGCCTTCGGGGCGGCTGTCACTCTGGCGCTCGCTGGGACAGTGAAGGCCGCGATCGACTGGGAGTCGGCGTGGGCCGGCGTGACCAAGACGGTTGATGGCACGCCGGAACAGCTCGCCGCCGTCGAGCAGGGCCTGCGTGACCTTGCCACCACCTTGCCCGCGACCCATGCGGAGATCGCGGCGGTTGCCGAGGCTGCCGGGCAGCTGGGCATCCAGTCCGACGCCATCGTGGGATTCACGAAGGTCATGATCGACCTCGGCGAGACCACGAATCTGACCGCCGACGAGGCGGCCACGTCCATCGCGCAGCTCATGAACATCATGCAGACGGCGCCGGACGACGTGGACAACCTCGGCGCCGCACTCGTGGCCCTCGGGAACAACGGGGCGAGCACCGAGCGGGACATCATTCAAATGTCACAGCGGATCGCCGCCGCCGGTGCGATCGTCGGGCTGACCGAGGGCGAAGTGATGGGCTTTGCCAACGCGATCGCCTCCGTGGGTATTGCCGTGGAGGCCGGCGGTACGGCCATCTCCCGCGTGATGACGGACATGGCAAAGGCCGTCTCCACGGGAAGCGCCGACTTGGAGCTGTTCGCGCAGGTCGCGGGAGTCTCCGCGCAGGACTTCGCCGCCGCATTCAAGGCGGACCCGGCCGACGCGATCGCCTCATTCATCGAAGGGCTGGGCGGGATCAAAGACGCCGGCGGGGACGTGTTCACCACACTCTCTGACCTCGAACTGTCCGACGTACGCGTGTCCAACGCGCTCCTCTCCATGGCCGGCGCCGGGGGCCTTCTGCGCGACTCGCTCGAATTGCAGGCGGTCGCGTGGGAGGAGAACACCGCACTCATTGCGGAGGCTGAGAAGCGGTACGACACGACAGCCGCAAAGCTCCAGATCGCCAAGAACTCGATCTATGACGCCGGAATCACCATCGGCCAAGCCCTCACGCCGGCCGTCGCCGGGATGGCCGAGACAATCGCCTCAATCGCGCAGTCCTTCGCCGACCTTCCCGCCCCCATCCAACGAACCATCGGGATCATGGGCGGAATGGTCGGGGCGTCGTCGCTCGTCGCGGGCAGCTTCCTGCTGCTGTTTCCCCGCGTCATCGACACCGTAAACGCCTTCCGCGACCTGGTCGCCCGCGGCTCCAGGCTCCCCGCGATGCTCGGCATGGTCGGCAAGGCTGCCCTGATTGCGGGCGGGTGCATCACGGTCATGCTGACCGCCGGGTCGCTGCAAAAGGGCGCGGTGATCACGCCGCTGATCTCGGACACCACCAAGGCGCTGCTCGATCTAGCCGACGCCGCACCAGGCGCTAAGGCCGCGATTGACAACCTGTTCGCTGGCAAGGGCGGCGCGTCGGATGCCTTCTGGGGCAACAATGTTGACACCATCGAGCGCGCAGTCGAGTTGATGACGAACCCGACGACGGCCGACAAGATGGACAACTTCATCTCGCGGATCGCCACGCTTGGCACGCGCGGATCAACGGACATGGAGCAGGCCGCCACCAGCTTCGAGTCCATGGATGCCGCGCTGACGAGCATGGTCACATCGGGGGCAGCCGACGATGCGGCGGCGGCGATCGCGCGCATGGGATTGTCCACCGAGGAGGTGTCCCAACTCCTCCCCGGATACACCAACGCGCTCGCGGTCAACAACGAGGAGCAGGTGGCTGCGGCCGAGGCTGCGGCACTGACGGCGAACACGTACACCAATCTGGTGCAAGGCACCGCTGAGCTGACCAAGGCACAGGAAGCCCTCATCGAATCCGCGCGCGGCACCGCGCAGGCTTTCCTCGACCCGACCACCGCGCTCCAGTCGCTCATTGACAAGAACACCGAGGTTGCACAGTCCACGGCGGACGCCACGGCGTCCTCAAAGGATTCGTGGGAGGACTACTACGACGGCGTGTCGGTCTCGCTCGAGGAGTGGATCGGCAAACTGGAGGAGCAGAAGGTTGCGTTTGACGACTGGGCGACCAACATGGTCCTACTGTCCGGGCGGGTATCAGAGGGCCTGCTGGCGTCCCTAATCGAGATGGGGCCGCAGGTAGCCGGGCTGGTGGCAGATCTGGTCAACTCCTCCGATGAGGAAATCTCCCGCCTAGAGGGAGCGCTTGGGACCGGCGCACTCAACGCAGTTGACGCCGTGACCAAGGTCTTCCTCACGTCAGGTCCGGTCATCGCAGCCGCAGCCGCGCAACTCGGCGACGAGGCCGCGATGGAGATCGCCGCGAAACTCGCCTCTGGCACCGTCACCGTTGAGCAGGTCATTGCCGAATACGGGCTGATCATCGAGGGGTACACCCCGACCGTCACCGTGGACACCGAGACGGAAGACGCGATTGCGGCACTCCAGCGCGTTGTGGTCAGCGCGCAGGACGTGGACACGCAGGAGCCGTCCGTTGATCCCCGTGTGGTGGGCGACGCCGAGGCTATCGCCGCGCTCCAATCGGTGATCGACTCCGCCGGCCAGACGGACGCCAGCGACCCGACTGTGGACACGGCCACCGCGAACGTCCCCAGCGTCCTCGGCGACCTCAGTGCGGTGCGCTCAGGCGTTGACAACATTCCGATATCCAAGACCACGACGATCGCCACCGCCGGCACTGGGACCGCCGTGTCATCCCTCAACTCTGTCCGCGACGCGCTCGCCGCGATCAAGGACAAGATCGTCAACGTCACCACCAACTACGTGTCTCGTGCCATTGGCGAAGCGGCGCCGAAGGGCGCGCTTGGTGGGCTGATCGCGGAGGGTGCTATCCTGCGCGGCTACGCGGGAGGTGGCATCATCCCCGGCACCCCGCCCGCCGACCCGATGGTGGATAACGTGCTCGCGCGAGGGCCGGGCGGACTTTTCGCGCTCAGGTCGGGCGAGTTCGTGTCCACCGAGTCGGCCACGGCGCGCAACTACGCCGCACTACTGGCAGGCAACAAGGGCGCGACACTCGCCGCTGTCGGCTACGCGGGCGGCGGGCCTGTGGGCTCCGTGTCCGGCGGGTCGGGCATCACCCCGGCCGCCCTCCGCCAAGCCCTCGACGGCGCCACCCTCACCCTGACCGGCGTTGACTACTTGTCCAACGCCACGGCCGCCCGGATCAACACCGCAATCGCGAGGAGCGTCTGATGGCCGTCACCGTTCGCGGCTACACCCCCTTGTCGTGGGTCGCGACAGAACTCCACGACCTCGCGATCCCCGACGCGGCGCGGGCAGGCGACCTCGCTCTTGCTTGGCTGTTCGACCCTGACGCCCGGAATGGCGGGGGCCCCACGAATAAGTCGGAGTGGACCTACCTCAAGCGGGAACTCTGGTACAAGACGCTCACCGCCGAAGAGATCACGGCAGGGGCGATCCCCGTGCGCGCCCGCGGGACCGCCCTCGTCGTGTACTCGGGGGCGGGAGGCACCGCCCGCTCCTACTTCTCCGAGTACCTGCGACCGGCTGTCGCTGGGTCCGGGCTGTTCTGGTTCGCCTACCTCGACGGCCGCTACTCCGGGGACCCCGCCGGGTCCACCTACCGGCTCGGGTCGGTGGTCACAGCTGCCACGGACGGGTTCAAGCACTCCATCCACTCGCGGATGGTGGCTTCGGCGCGCCCGTACGTGCTCGACAGTGTCCGCCGGGCCGCCGACGTGTTCGGCGTCGTCATCGACCCTATCGCACCCCCGGCCGCCCCGATCCCCACATCCCCGGCCGCTGGTTCCGCCGTGGACCGTACCGCCGAACTGCAACTGACCTTCGGCCACCAGTCCTCGTCCGGGTTGCCCATGGACGGCGCGCGGGCACGGATCCGCGCGGTCGGTGCCGGCACATGGTCCTACGTGCAGGCGGACGGGACCATCGGCGCGTCGGAGGCTGACATTGTGACCGCTGAGGGTGTCGTGACCATTGACGCGGCCACGCTCACGGCTGACACACAGTACGAGTGGGCGCCGGCCACGCATGACGATGGCGGATGGTCCCCCTACGCGGCTGCGCAGGCGTTTCCCGCGCGCACACCCCCGTCCGTGGCCGTCACGCTGACGACGACGGCCGAGGACCTGTCCCCCACCGTGTCGTGGGTGACGACGGCGGGTACGGGCTCGCAGACCATCTGGGAGGCGCGCATCGCCCCGGCTGCGGACGCCGCCCCGACTGCGCCCGTGGTGCCGGGCTCCGGGCTGGTGGCAGGCGCGGACGCGTCGTGGACCCCGACCGCCGCGACGACGTACACCAACGGTGCCGACTACAAGGGCTGGGTGCGCGCCAAGGACAGCGCGCTCTGGTCCCCGTGGACTGCGAGCGCGGCCGCTGAGGTGTCATGGACGGAGCCAACCGCGCCGTCGAGTGTGACGTTGGTGCAGGGCGCACCCCCGACCATCACGGTTGCGGGCGTCGCGGCTGGCGCTGACACGGTGGAGGTGCAGTGGACCGACGAGCTCACCGGCACGTGGCCCATCGATGGGAGCCTCATTGCCACCATCGTGCCCGCTGGCACGTCCGTGAGCGTCCCTGTGCCCCGTGCGGGCTACCTCGTGGACCGCGAGTACCGGGCGAGGATCACGGACACCGTGGACGGGAAAAGCGTTCCATCCGCGTGGACCACGACGGCCGCACCGGTCGCGTCAACCGACCCGGGCGAGTACCTCGTGGACGCCGACGACATGACCGACTACCTCGCCGTCAGGGTTCACACGGACTCCCCGCGCACCCGCCTGGAGGCCGTCGCCGAGTCCTACGGGCTGGGCGCGACGGCTGCACGTGTCGACTACGGCACGTCCGCCGGGTGGGCTGGTGCCACCGACTTCCTGACCGACACGCAGGCCGACCGGCTCGCCCTCGAGGCGTGGCTGGCCGCCCACCGTGAACCGTTCTGGATGTGCTGGTCCCCCGAGCGTGAGGGCTCCAACCGTGTCCATGTGCCCGCCCTCCTGATCCAGCGCACCTCGCCTGAGGGTGTGGAGCGGCTGGCGCAGGTGGCGATCGGGCATCGTCACGTGGGCATCTCGTGGGTGACGGCGTGATCGAGTCCCGGTACCGGACGCTCTCGTCGTGGGCCGAGCTGGTCGACGCGGAGGGCAACACGGTCGAGGTGCAGGTTGGCAAGACCGCGCCGCGTGACACCCTGCCCCTGGCGTCTGCGAAGGTGTCATTCAAGGGCGAGACCGCCGAACAGTGGTCCGCATCGCTGACGTTCTCCGACCCGTGGATGGTCCCCACCGATCCGACGCACCCGCTCTGGGGCGCGCAGAATCTCGCCGTCAGGTTGTGGTGGCGGGTCATGCTCACCCCGGCTGTCCCCGGCGCCCCCTACGTGCCAGAGGTGCCGGAGGTGCCGGGCGCTGGTGGGCTGTACCCCGCCGATGACCTGTACCCCGCCGATGACCTGTACCCCGCCGATGACATGGGCGGCACCCCCGCTATCCCCGCCATCCCAGCGATCCCGGGCACCCCCGCCACATGGGCCGACCACCTCGTCTGCACTGTCGCCATCGGTGACAGCGCAGGCACCGACACTGGCACCATCTCCGGGACCGTGCGCTGCAGGGACGTCCTCTCCACTGCGAGGGGCGGGTGGGGTGGGCCCCTCGACCTCGGTGGGCTGACCGTCACCGAAGCACTCCGGGCTATCTTCGGCCGGGTCGCCCCGACCCTGCGCCTGCGCATCGACACCACGTCGGTGACGCTCCCGACACCGTACGAACTGGGCGAGGACGACCCGGCGCGCGCGTGGACGGACATCGCCGCACTGGCCGGGTGGGTGGTTCGCACCGACCGGGAAGGCGTCGTCGTGGCCGGCCCGCGCCCCGAACCTGCCAGCGCGCTCGACTGGTCCGAAGGCGACGACTGCCCCGTGTCGGAGCTGTCGTGGGATCACAGCATCGAGCACATGGGCAACCGCCAGACCGTCCGATCCACGCACCCTGACGCGGTGGGCGTGTACGCGACCGTCGAGGACGATGATCCTTCCTCCCCGACATGGGTGGGCGGCCCGTGGGGCGTTCACCCGCTCCCTGACATCGAGTCGGATGCCATCGCCACGGTGGAGGCCGCGACCAATGTCACCCGCATGCACCTTGGGCGCGGCTTGCGACCTGTCGAGGACGTGGAGGTCACCATCCCGCAACGCCCGGACCTTGACTACCGGCAGCTCGTCCACCTCGCCCGCGCTCAGGCTGGGATCGGCGCGGACTACCGGATCTCCTCGTGGGACCTTGACATGCCCGTCACGGGCCAGCCACCCGCGCCCATGACGGTGCGCATGATGCAAAGGACGGTCGCATGACGTACACCCCGCCCACGTTCACCAACGGCGGACCCCCGGCCTTGAGCGCCGCGAACCTCAACGCCATGGGGCAGGGCATCGTCGGAGTGCAGTACGCGACCGCCGCGACCGCCGCGAACACCGCCCGCGTGACAGCCGCACTGAACCGGGGCGTCTCCGACGTGAGCATCCTCGTCATCACGGACTCGACCGGCAACGGCACCGACGAGTGGCCGTACCGGCTCGCGCAACTGCTCGCCGCCCAGTACCCCGCGTACACGGTCACCGCTAGATTCTGGAACGAATCGACCGGCACCGACTACAGCGCCGCGACCACCATCCAGACCGGCACCGGTGCGAAGATCCTCGCGTTCCATATCGTTGCCGTCTCCGGGTCCACCCCCGGCTACGTGCTCGGCTCCCGGTGGGCAAACGCCATCGTCGCCGCGTCCCCCCACCTCGTCATCATCGGTCACGGGCACAACATGGGCGACCCGACCACGTGGGGCGAGTACGGGCTGGGCGTGGGCATGATGCTCGCACTTACCGAGGAGATCGCGGCATGGTTCCCCCGCGCCGGCATCGTCCTCATCGCCCAGAACCCGATCACCACGGCGGGCCGGGAAACGTGGTCCTGGTTCAAGGCTGACGCATGGCAGCAGCTCGCCGCGATCCGCAACTACGGGTTCGTGGACGTGTTCCAGGCGTTCCGCGATTACGGCGACTGGGCTGCCGACCTCATGGCGGACGGACTCCACCCGAACGCCACGGGGTCGACGCTCTGGGCTGAGACGGTGGCCCGCGCTTTCGTCACCCACGACGACGCGGCCACGTTCC